CCGCAACTATTGGATGCTATATTTAATCGGTTCTTTAATATATATAATGCCCATCCGGATTTCATCAATAATGCTGTTACCGCTCAGGATACTAATTTTACTTACAAGGACATAGCTACTGCCTTTTACGAGCTAATGGCAGGTAGGAACAAAGGACTACAGTTAGGAGAGTACACAGGTAAGGGATACCCAGAGTTTGCTGGTGCAAGACCTGTTAACAGGGATGACTTTGTATCGATGCTGCACGATAGGGTATATCCGGGAGATGATAAAACGGAGAAATTATTTGCCAAGATCTGGTCGGACTTGGGCACAACTGAGCTGTTTCCAAATGCTATTAGTTTGTCTCGTACGCTCTCGGGTCGTAGTGGGGAAGAAAAGGGCATAGAAGATGCACTTAAAGCGATGGCCGGTCCGGGTTTCGCCGAGAGGTTTGAACTTGGTTCCGCTGCTGATGCTGGCGGTAAGATAGGCGACTTCAAAGGTATCAAGGGGTATATAGAGACAGTCGGTGACGAGGAACGTGTATTTATTCCAAATGCATATGAGTATAAAGACCTTGAAGCTATGGGAATACCATCGATACCTTACTACCCAGGGGCTTTTGCAGCTAACTTCCGTAATGCGGCTAATGGAACGTCTCCGATGTTTAGACAACGTGCTTCCTTTGACATGACTTTTGTTTCTGGTCAGTTTAGCTCAATGTTTCAATCTGCAACGGTGCCGTCGGTGCCTAACTTTGATACTGTAGCGCCAGCGACATTAATTACTATGAGCATAGATAACGATATAAATTGGAACGCTGATGTTGGGGCACCTTTGAGAGCACATTACGATTTAACGGAAATGGTTCAAGCTGATGACAAATGGTACCCCTGTAGCTGGACACCTGCTTACATGTCATTAGCAGATATGACCGAAACTAAGTCTTATGGGCAACTGTCGCAGGCCAATAAAGCTGATCTGTATACCCCTTTTTCTAATCTCCGAACACTGGCAACCTTTCTTCAAGATTGTAATATTGCTACTAACAGACTACTCATGAACTTAACTTTAGGATACATCAGAGCACTTAGGTATGCATATATGACTACAAATGCTGGTGCAAATTCTTGGCACAGGGGTGTTCTGTCTAATGGTGGTAATAAATCAATTACATCAATGTACGTCCAGGAATCCCAGTTGAGCGCCGAGGTACTGTACTATACCGAGGCAGCACCATTACGTAACATGTATATCGTTAACGTCAATGATTACGTCTTTAACAGGCCTGCACTTGCTGCTGCTGGATTCGATTTTGCTCCAAATGACACATTTGCATTCTGGTCGTCGACGGATTCCGGTGCTTATGCATCAGACTCACTCGTTGACTTTGTAATTAAAACTATTATGTTAATGTCTATCAACTATATCCCAGTACTTAGTTCAGAAGCTGATGCTAATAGGCCGAACACTAACGCTCCTCCTCTCGGAAATGGACACTTACGAGAGTTCTTTGATGCTTCCGGCTTGTTTTACGAACCTGATGAAAAACAGACATTGTGGATATTAACTGATGCTCCACGTGGGGCCACTATTTTCTTCTCAGGCCCCAACAATACTGCATGGAATTATCCAGCAGCACACGCGTTTGAAGTATGGGACGGGGCTGGGGCAGGTATTTATCAATATGATCAGTTCGTATCCACCTTTGATTCAATAATAACTTTGGTTGAAATGATGTCGACGTTATCTGTAATTTCAAATAAGACTGGCACAGGTGAATCATTTGACGCGGCTAGGTACTATACAACCGCACACTTTGCTTTTGTCCCTGGCGAACAACCGTTCCGTTACGGTACGGATGCAACCACCAACTCGCTTATTGCGCCGTCTAATGCACTAGCTAACAACATGTTTAGTCCCTTTATCGGTGGTGATGTACTAAATAATTCGTATAAAACAGTTAACGGAGGAATAATGGAAGCCCCTTCCTTTAGTAATGCATATAACTCGATTAAAAGGCAAGGAATACCATCACATAGTACGCTATATGTGCCAACTGAAGCTAATCGTGAGTGGCTGCTCCTATTTGGCTATATACAGTACACTGAACAGTTTCGCGCTATGCCAATGGTAGACCTTAGAACATTTTGGATTGAACGGCTGTGGCTACCTTATGCTGTATATGCCACACACTGGGCTGTGACGGATAAATTACAAGCACCACTTAATGCTCAAGGCAGGACGGCACTCGGAGTACAGAACATACCAGCGATCGATAGATTATATAGAAAGGCGACTGGGTTTAGAACGAATTCCTTTTATTATATGGGCAAGAAGCTGATATCTCAGATGTTTGGTTATGACTTCTCTAAGTTCTTATCATACACTTTTTGCTGGTCCGGTTACGCTAGAAGTATCATAGACGGTGGTATTGGATCTTCAACGTACCAGCAAACATTCCCGATTGATCCGATCGTGCTTAATGTGCTTGCTAAGAATGTTCCTCTGCTATTAGGTATTCCTATTGGTATCTATGACGGTGCAATCATACCATATTCAAAGGACTTCAATGACTTCCAAAGACAGTTTTTCGGTGGAGTTTATTCAATACAAGCTCCTGTAATATCAGCCCAGTATAATAAATCACCGTCGGCGGAGATATTTGACAAAATGAGGGTCCAACTAGCAATGGGTAACAATGGCTTATTTGGAACTAGAACAGCTAGATCTGCTTCTCAGATATTAGGTGCTCTAGTATCGAATGTTATTAATGTCCGTATAATTACCACTCCGGTACTTCCAGTTGGCCAAGACATGCCGGTGGATACTTACCAGTATCCTAGATTAGCTGAGGCACAACAGTGTTTGGTTTACGGTATGTACTCTTTGAGTTACGTTGTATATACCCATGCTCTACAAAATTATTTGCAAATGTTTACCCGGGTCAACTATCACCAGGGATGGTTACAATTAACTGTCGGCGCAAATAATTTCGCTACTGAGATAAGCTCGGTTAAAGATTTTTTCGACAGTATGTTTAACGAAGATGAAGATAGTACACCTGTGCTGGCCGTAGAAGTCGCTGCTCTTGCTTCTGCGCCCAGCTCGGAATTATGAGTTCGTTAGACTTAACCCGTTTCAAACAACTCGGCGATGAGTTATGGGACGGGTTCATTAAAACATCGCTAAGAACTTTTGATACCATTGGAGATATGCTGAGGGATAATGGTGTCAAAGACGGTATGTTACAGGCAGTACTGTCAATTCCTAGGGTCGTGCGCCAAGTTGATATAGACACTGTTGGTGCGGAATGGTTCCCGTATAACGACCTTAGAAGATATAAGAAGTATAGAGACTTCCCTCTAACCTTTTCTCGTACCGGTTTAGACTATGGAACACCGCTAGATTGTGTGGATCTAGAAGTTATAGTGTGTAATAAGATAGTCTATCACGTATTTGAGTATCAAAAGAAAATTCTTATATTACGTCCGGAGGAAATATTTACGGACAGTAGCGTTCTATCATTAATGCTAGAAGCCTTAGGCGAAGCAAATGACGGTAGGTACAATGTATTAGAAGTTATAGGAATGTACCATTTGCTAGCCCTTAAGGCAACACCCATCGATTTTTTACGCGGTAATGTTTTTAAGACTATTGCCAAATCTGGGGACGGTATGATCTTGCGTAAGAACCTCAAGATATTGTCGACTTCTATCAAGAGGTGGCCCGAGTATTGGTCAGAAAAATATGTGACTAAAGTCGAATTGCTAATGGAAGTAGAGACTGTGTTAGGTTATATTATAACACCGGAGCCAACAAGGGAACACTTTGCTACTCTAGAAGAGATGCTGCCTGCTACGCCTTTCAGGTACGTGGGCACGGAGAAGCAGTTAAGGTCATTTGTTGACGAGTATTGTAGGACCTGGGATCTACACGACCCAATCGATATAACATATGATCAATATAAGAACAACTGGCATTTATGGACTACTTCAGGTGTTGCGTCTGGTTACAAAGTCAGGAGACGTGACAACGGGAAGAAAATAAGAATAAATAAGTCCGCTCTTCCCCTGGTTACTACGGCGGACGTTGCTTTCAACCAACCATCTGAACCTGTATCAAAAGTGGTGCTTAAGGCGGAGGTAGGTAAGTCAAGACTAGTTAATTCAACTGATGTAGCAACAACATTAAATGAAGGTTACTTTGTATATAAGTATAACCTGGAGCGTGAGAACATGATGTTTACCTCGCGTAATTCCTTGGGTAAGCTGCAGACTTCGGCAAACATTCTTACATCGGTGCGTATGATCGCGTCGTCTGATATAGAAAAGAACGACTTTATCCACTCTTCGTACCTAGATGCTTACTACTTGCAAAGGGTTTTACTTCCAAGATTGGCTTCACAGGAGGATATTGACCTCGCATACGAACTAGTATCTGCTGTCAGAATTAACAGAGTTTATGTTACATTCGACTTGCCTCAAGATTTCTCAAAAATGGTTGAACAAGAAGATAGAGATGATGGCGTGTTAATGTCAGGCCCGGGTGGGATACTATCCGGCAGGAGACTAACTACCTGGATTAACTCAATCAATAACAATTGCATAAATACTTTAGCATGCCTGATGGTATCTGAGTTCGGACAGACCGCATATACTAATTTGTTCGGCGGTGACGACTCAATCCAACAGGTCTCCTCCCTATCTTCAGGTATATTACTCTTTATAATAGAAAGCGCAATATTATTAACTATAAACCCACTTAAATCATATATAAGCTATGACACTGCTGAATTTTTCAGAGTATTTTATAAAATGAATGGCTATAGAGCAGGTTACTATACCAGAGTTATACATTCAATAGTCTCTAACAACCCGGTATCTAAAGCAGAAATCGATGTTATTACAAAGTTAAAGGCGTTCTGGTCTAACTGTCAACAGATATACAGACGATGCCGATCTGGCATTGATTATCTGTGGTCGCTTGTCGTCAGATTGGCTGCAGTATCAAAGGTCACGGAGTCGATGCTTAGAATACCAGTTTCACAAGGCGGGGTAGGTATAAGTGATACAAACAACTACTCCATGCTGCGGGTTGTCCCAGGTATTCCAAGGTTTAAGAATTATTATAAACCTTCAAATTACGATCTCGATATGAGCTGGTATGGTGCTATAATGAAAATATATAATAAATATGATTTAGACGGCATAGAAAAGTCATACCTGGAAGACATGATGTCCGGAATAATTGACATCGATGCTAGGTCTGAGGCTAAAAAAGCCTATAAGAGCGCAATTTGGCATTGGAGATCTAAGGTAGCTATAATAGCAGATAAGCTACCGGACGTCAAAGTTGCACCCGGCGGAATAGGCCTAGGCTCCCCTGGTATCAGAGAGTCCCCTCAGGAATATGATAGGTATGTCAAGCAGTGGCGTTCAGTTGTATCATCTTACTTTTCTGTAACCGGAGAGTACAGGGAGTATGTGGATATACTGTCTCGTGCTAAATTTAAGCGCTATTCTCAGAAATTGCGATTCTTAGTGGAGAAAGGAATCGCATCAATTTCGCCAGCATTCTTGAATACTAAGAGTGCCTATGTTTCTCAATCGATAATGCTCGGATCCCCTGTGTTGTTAGGCGGACCGCAAAGTTTACCTCCTGACGTAAACTATGGCGTGTCCGCCTACATTGGGTCGGTTACTGCACCTCTTACCGTGAGGAGCGCCAAGCATTACGATGCGCTGTGCTGTGCATCGTTCTCCGCCCTTGCAGGTAATATCGCTTACCTACTTGCCTGGGCTATGAACTGGTAAGCTGACTAAACGGGTCCACACAACCCACCTTGTCACCCACGAACGCGTCGCTATGGGAAAGG